TTTACAGGTTTTACTATACCTATACCTTCTTTAATTCGATCTGTAAATTTTGACATAATTTTATATTTAATTATTGAATTGGTTGTTCTTGTCCATATGCTTGTTCTTGTTGAATATGTTCATCAAAAATTTCCTTTTTTTGTTGGTAGGCGTCGGAATTCTCTTGAATAAACGCCATGTGCAACTGTAGATGTTCTGGTGTCCATAAAGCCTGTGGTGTAGCAGGTACTTTTTGTCCAGATGCCATTTGCATATTTTCCTGATCAGCAAGTTCTGCAGTATCTTCAGGACCTTGTCCTTCTGTTCTATGACTTTCTTTTTGCTTCATCATTTCTTCTTTATATTTCTCTGCTTTCACTTTATTCATTCTTTGTATAACTTCACCTATATTTGATATTGAAAGTTTTTCAAGTAATGTTTCAGGATCAATTATTTGTGCTTCTGCTAATCTTAATAACCATTCTTTTTTATTTTCCTCACTATAAGAAATTTCTGGAACAATAGTAACTTTAACTTTAGAAGATTTAATAGGTATAACTCCTTCTGGAGTTTTTTCTTTTTCTTTTAATGCTCCTGCTCCCATATACTTAATAGATTCTCCGTTTTCTATTATTTCTTCACTAGCTACTACATGGTCTTCTATTAATTCTAAAATAAATTCACCAACATCTGCTAAAAGCATTTCAAGATTTTCTATTGGTTCAGCAACCGTACCTGCATCTGCAGCCTGTAATGCTTCTAATCCTTTACCAGAAGAAATTTGTCCTGGAACTCTACCTAAAGAAGCTTCTCTTGTTCCTCCTGATTCTTCAATCCATCTTTCACAATTATCTATATAAGTAAGAGGTGTAGATGGTAAAGGTTGTAAATTTAACTGTGTTGGTTGTACTTGCCCTTTATAATAAATTATTTCAGCACCTTTATCTGTAACAGCACTAACCTCAACCCCTTGTTTAACCATATATTTACCTGCCAACATACGTTGTATATATCCTTCTACTTGTGATACTGTTTTATCTAAACTTTTATTAATAGAAATTAATGGTTTGATCCATGCTTGGCTATATATTGAATTAGCTTCTTTTTCTGGATTATAAATAAATAAAGGATAACGACGATAAGGTTTATCTGCTACTTTAATTAATTGCTTAGAACAAGTTGTAAATACTTTTACTTTAGGTTTATTATCTTTTCCAATAAATTTAATCCATAATTCTTTTACAATAGCTGTTTCCATATCTTTTGAACTACCAACTGTATCAATTCCCTTCTTTTCTACTTCAAGTAATTCACCATATTGGCTTGATGCTTGTTTATTATCAGATGTTATATCACCTTCAATTGTATAATCTGGATTATTTTTAATAGATGATATTGGTTTTTTAAAAGCCTTAATATAAAATCTGGCACTTTGTATTGATGTTGCCGTAGGATCAATTAAAATATCAAAAGTATCATTAACCCACATTCCTATCTCTTCTTTACCATCTTTTTTAACCATTCCTACTTCTAGAAAACCTACTGAAAATTTTAAAGATGAAACTATAATATCTGTTAATAATAAAGGAATTTGTAAAATTCTATAAAGATATTGTAATATCTTATTTTTTACTATTGCATTTTTTAAATCATCGTCTTCTATACCATCTTGTTGTACTTCCCATCTTGGTTGATTACGTTTAATAAAATTTTTAACACCCCTAATTTGAACTTTAATTTTATTAATAGTTCTTCTCACTTCACCACTAGACGAAGGAAGTATTTGTATTTTATTAAGAGTTTTATTATAAGACACCCAATGGTCACCTCTTGCAAAACGCTCATTCAAATACCAATCTCTGTGATATTTTAAATAAGATTTCATTGTATCATCAAAAAGTATGTCTATATAATTTGAAACATCTTTATCTCCTGCTACTATATCGCCTTGTAATGATTTCAAATCTGTCATAATTTTTTAAAATTTTCTAAAACTATTGCCTCTAACTCAAAATATGCTTCATTCGTCAATGGATAAAATATTGAAATTTTCTTATCACCTATCTTTTTTTCAGGAAATACTAATCTTATATTATCTGAATTATTAAGTCTTGTAAAAATAGCTATATTACCAATATATAACCAATTATCAATAACCATAGATACAAAACCTACATGTCCTTTATCTGGAATAAGTTTTTTTATTTTTATTTTAGTTACAATCATTTCTTTAATTCTTCCTGTTTAATATGAAGTAATTCTTCTGGAGATAAATCCTCTAAATCAATATATTCATCTTCTTCTTTTATTGGGAGAGGTTCATCATTAGGAAGTGCTTCTACATATTCATTTATGTTACTTGTCTTATTAGAAATAACAAATTCTCTAAATCTTTCTTTTTCTACCTTATCTCTTCTTATATTAGAAAAATATATAAAAGCTAAAGTTGAAACAAATAAAATTGCGATTATTATTAATTCAAACATATTATTTATTTTAAAATACTTTTTAATATCTCATGATTACCAAATTCTCCTTTTAGAATTTGAGCATTAGGTAATACACAATGACCGCCTATTTTACCTTGTGGCGGATATAAAACTGGTCTTATTACATTCCCTTTACCTAATTTTTTATATCCTTCATTGTAAGTCTTATTAAAGTCTGTCATTACCTCTTCAAAGTTTACTCTTGCTTTATTACATAAATCTTTACCGTATCTGTGAAACTCTATACATAATCCATAATAAGTAGTATCAAGTAATTTTCCTAATTCTGTTGCATAACTAGAGCTTATTATTCTACTTTTAATGCCAATACTCCTAAAATGTTTCTGAACAATCTTGCCATCTTTTATATTATTAGCACCTATATATTTTACAAAAGTTTTTATACCTTCGTATAATTTAGGATGTACTCCTCTAACAGGCGAATGAACTACTACTCTTTTAAGTGAATAAAAATATTCTGTAGTCCCAGGTTTTACTGTAGAATGAATAATAACAATAGAAGGATTATATTTTTCTATTATTTCTTTAACTACTTTTTTAAATTTCTTAAAATACGGTATGCAAACATGTAAAACATCTAATTGTTCTGGAAAAGTATCTTTATCTAAATCTTTAATAAAAGGTTTTTCGTAAAACTTAGATATTGCTTTGCCGATTTCACCGTATCCAAATATTCCTACTTTTTTCATATTATTTTTCATCAATTCTTATAATCGCACAATTATTAGTCAAAAGTATTCCAGCGGTTGCAACTGCATTTTGAATTTCATTTCTAACTACCTTCTTTGGATCAATAATTCCTGCTTTAAATAAATCTTCGTAAATATTAGTTAAAGCATTATAACCTAAACCATGGTCTAAAACTTTACCAACTACTGCCTCTCCAGATATACCTCCGTTTTCAGCTATTTTTTGCAATGGCATAGTTAATGATTTTCTTACTATTTCAACACCTTCATTGAATTCTTTATCCTGTGATTCTATCATTAAATTATCGATACATTTCAATAACGCCATACCCCCACCTTCTACTACTCCTTCTTCTATTGCTGATTTAGTAGCATTAAGAGCATCTTCAATCCTGTATTTGATTTCTGTTTGTTCTGATTCTGAAGCACCACCTACTTTTATATTTGCTATACTGCCAGATAATCGTCCTAATCTAATTTTTAATTTATCTTTTTTATATTCATCTTGCTCATCTTTTAAAAGTGCTTTAGTTTCTTCTATTTTTGCTTTAACATCACCAGATGCCCCAGAGAAAATTGTTTGTTCTCTATCTATAATAACCGATTCACAAAAACCGCAGTCCTCCAATTCTCCTTCTTCTATTTTTTTAACATCTTCTTTACCAAGTACTGTTGCTCCTGTAAGTTGAGCTAAATCATAAACTAAATCTTTCTGATAATCACCAAAACTAGGTAATTTTACTGGGATACAGGTAAATTTTCCTTGAAGATAATTTTGAACTAAAAATGCAAGTGCTTGTCCACTGATACTATTTGCTAATAATATTAAATTTCTTTCACCTAATTTAATTAACTTTTCTAAAATAGGTACTAACTGTGCTTGCATTGTAATATCATCTGTACAAATAATAATTTTAGGTTCAGTTGCTACTGCTGCTAAATGTTTTGGGTCATTAATAAATGCGTGTGATTGATAACCTTGGGTTAATTTTGTACCATTTACATATTCAATTTCTGTTTTTAAAGAATTTGAATTTGTTACTGTAATTGTCCCGTCAATACCAACCTTATCTAAAACATCTGTTATTAATTTACCCACATTCTCATCGTTGTTTGCTGAAATAGTAGCAATCTGAAGTCTTTCTTTACTTGTAGTAATTTTTTTTGCTTGTTTATCAAGTAATGTTAATATTTGCTCTAGTGCAAAATCCATACCTCTTTTAATAAGTATTGGATTCATACCAGATGCAACTGCTTTATGTCCTTCTTCTATTATTGAACGTAATAAAACAATCGTAGTAGTTGTGCCGTCACCTGCTATACGATTTGTATTTTCGGCTGCTTCACGACTTATCATTACTCCTAAATTTTCAAACTTATCTTTAAGAAAAATTTGTTCCGCTACTGTAACTCCATCTTTCGTAATAGTTGGAAAAGAACTTTCCTCAAATATTACATTGTTACCTCTTGGTCCGAGAGTTCCAGATACAGCATCTGCAACTTCTCTGACACCTTTTAAAATTTTATCACGGGCTTCCATGCCGTGTAATATTTCTTTATACATTTTTTTATATATTTTATTCTTTATAAATGAATTTTAATACTTGTTCTAAATTATTATTAAATCTACTATAAATTTTATGAAATAAATCATGACACTCTTTACAAAAAGTTATTCCATTGCTTACTTCATATCTCAATTCTTTTTTATTGGAAAAATTTTCTATATGATGTGCTATTATTTTACCTCCTTTTATATCACATTTTTGGCAAACATAGTGATCTCTTGCCAATACCTTTTTATGCCATTCGCTATATTCTGGATTAGTTCTTGCAATTTCATTATTAGTAGATTTACCGCCCTTCCAATTAAAATGATTTTTACCACTATATTCTGGAAATTTTCTACCTTTATTCCATGGGATTTTCCCTTTATTTTTATTACTTATCTTCTTTTTTATTTTTTCATCCCAAGGTATTCCCTTATTCCAAGGAATATTACCTTTCATTTTTTTGCTATTTACTTTCCTGATTAATTCAATATGTTCAGAACTTGTTAAATAACATTTTCTATTACAAAACTTTCTTTTATTACTTACATAATCTTCAAAAATCTTACTACAATTCTTGCATTTAATTTTTATTATTTTACTACTCATTATATGTTGTAGTTGCGATAATATCTTGTTCATCTATAAAAAAGAAATCTTCTCCCTGTAAAGTAAGAGGGAAAATAGAATACTTACCAAAGATTATAGTAGAACCTTTTTTATATTCACTACCTTCTGATAAAACTTCTGCGGTAATTAATCTTTTATCTTCATCGCTCTCTTCAATTACCATATCCGCTTTAATTTGCGAATATTTATGCTTTCTCACTAGCAGAATACCTTTTTTTGGATTTATCTTCATACTTTTTATTTGTGTCTATTACCGTTTCTTGTGGTAACAAATCTCTTAATTTAATTAATATGGCAAATTCACCACTTTGTAAAAGTACCTGTGCAGCATATAGCTGAACATTATACTTTTTTTGTACTACGTCAAGTTCACCTTGGAACTTGTTTGTTCTTTCTTCAAATGTCATATGCATTTTATGTTAATAATTAAAATATCTTACCCATCATCGTCAAAATTATTCAGTATCCTAGGTCTTGTATATCTCTCAATATCTTTTTGCACCCATGTTTTAGGTTTTTCTGCAATTTTAGGATTATATGGTCTTGTAAGCATCATGTATCTTAGAGCATCTACAGCGTGGTCATTCTTTTTTACAGGTTCTTCTGAGTCATTACGTGTTTTTTCTTGCAACTCTGATAATTTCTTATACCGATAGTTTACAAACTCTGTACATAAGTTAGGGCATTTATCTTTAAAAATATATAAATGTGATTCATTATTAGAATCTACTTGTAAATATTCTCTAATACGATTAATACTACCTGCCACATCATTATTTCCTTGTTCAAAATCCCAACCATGGTCATAAAAATCTTCTAGTACACTATAAATCATTTCCTCACCTTCTTTAACCTTTGTTCTGTTTTTAGCAGAAGTAGTTGGGTCAATTACCTTTACTTGAAATGCTATATCAGCCATTTGCCTTTTTTCTCTTATGGTTTTACTTGAAAAGTCGGGGTTATCTGTCATTAAATATTTAAAATGTTCAAACATCTCCCTACTAGATACTGAAGGCAACGCTGGTTTATAATACTCATCTGTAATATATAGCTTATTGTCAAGTGTCCATGCACCAGAAAGTGCTGCCGTTGGATTATTCTGCCCAAAATCCAAACTTAATAAATACTCCACATTACTATCAAACTCAAAAGAATTTATAAAATGAATTCTTGGATCAAAGTCGCAAAATTCTGATCCAAAAATTAATTTACCAGCCCTAGAAGCAAAATCAATCTCACATTCTTTATTCCAGTCAGCTAGTGGTGTACCCTGTTTTTCATTCTCAAACCATTCTTCCCCATTCCTAGAAGGATCTTTATCTGGGTCGGCAGTATAATGAAGCATCACTACATGAAATTTATTATTAGGATTCTTCCAATATTTTACACCCTTAATTTTTTCTGGTTGTACTATATCTTTATACATCGCCATATATTTTTGCTTATACCATTTCTAATTTGTCAAAAACAAGGTCTTCAAAAAAAGTTCCGTGTTCTGCCGTAGATACACCAGTAAATCTACCTCTTGACGAAATAGTAGGTTTTGCAGCAGTCCATGCACTCTTAGCCTCTGGTTGGAAAGCCATTTCATCGCTTAAAATGCCGCTTGCTACGTGCATTCGTATAACATCGCCACCTTCGGGTATAGCCCTAATTTCGCTGTTTATATCTGGAAAGACCATTTTACAAGAAACGTGTTGTCCTTTATGCTGAGGATTACATTTCAATTCTTTAAAAACACCATTATCACTATATCTTTTTAAAAAATTTGGTAAATTATCCCAAACAAACTTACTACGTTTTAAAATATCATCCGCATCTTCTGACTTTTTACTTTGAAAGAAAGTCATTCTAGCTGTATGAAAAATAGTATCCCATAAATAAAGCGTTGTAAATAACCAACTCATCATCATCTGTCTACTTTTAGGTACTAGCAATAAATGTTCTTTTAACCATACAGCTACTAATATCTCTAAATACTCTTTTTCAGGAAAAGGTTTAATTGGATTTATATCATCATGAACATCTAATGTTTTTGCCCAGTTCACTAAAAAATAATAGGGGTCTTCTTTGCATGCGTACCATTCTAAATCCTGTAATCTAGGATCTTTTTTCAATTTTTGCAAATATTCTACAGATAACATTACTTTTTATTTTTAGTTGCAGAGATGGGAATCGAACCCATGACCTACTGGTTATGAGCCAGTCGAGCTGCCTCTGCTCTACTCTGCTATATATTTTATTACCAAATGATATTCCATCATAAAGCAAATGTTCTTTATTTGCTTACTCGTCTATTCCTATACTGTCTTGCAGGTACTTTTGCTCCTGCTCCAAATTTTTTAGCATGAGTAACTTTTCTCTGTGCTTCTGTTTTACGAGGTCTTATTGTATTTGTCATACGTTTTTTTTAATAATTTATCTACTATTATTCCCAATAGGCGAGAGGTAAATATTTCTCCTCAAAGAAAGATCCCGCCTTCAGAAATGGTTTATTTACCATCCACCTACTAGAAATAAAAAAAGCCTACAACTCAGCCAATATTTTAGCCTTGTAAGCTTCCCGCTCTTTTTTATCCATTTTTTTAATATCACTACCCTCAGTATCATCAACAAATGAAACGTCTCTTTTTTCCGCACTAAAATCACCAACCAATTTAGCATACGTTTCCACACCCTTCAACCTAATAGCATGATCATCCTCTAAACCCCCCTCTTTATTCGTTCGAACTGCCTTTAGCGATTCCTTGACGACTCGCAAAATAGTTACCTTATTAATCTTTAGCCCATGCCCTGTAATGCGATAATCTAACTCAACATTTTTTATACCCTCCTGAATAATCGCCATTCGAAGCATCTTATATGCCTCGCTTTTACAAACATTATTATTCTCTTGTCCGTAAGCATCCTTGTATGCCTTTGCCCCATTATACCCATTAGTTACATACTCACTACAAAACGCAGATTGTTTCTCTGTCAATTTTTTCATAATATAATATTAATAACTAATTTAATGATAGCACACTATCCAATTAAAAGCAACCCCTCCCTCTCCTTCTTTTTTGAATAAATTCTTTCTCACGTTTTTCCCTTATTCTATTGGTGGAATCAAACAATCGACATATCGTACCCCCACTCCTCATAAATAAAAATAATTAATATTAAAAAAAATTTAAAAAAATTTCAAAAAAAATGTTATAGGGGGTGTGGATAAGGGGATATGTATATATATAATAATCAGGACACCCCCGAATCTCTTTTCGGTTTCTCTATCCCCCACCTTGCTATATTGGTATATTACACCTTGCAATTATATAATACTTATGCTATTGTTAAATTATACAACAAAACACACGCACA